GCACATCAAATGTGTGAGTTTTATCTAGAAATTTTTAGCAGTTGCATAAATAACAATGTACGTTAATCGTAAGTTTGTTTCATTTATCAAACGCGTAAAGATTAAAAGCCATTAGAATTAATTTTCTAATTCCCTAACCCTTTAAAGGAGAACCTGTATGGATGAAATCCTTCAGAAACTGCTAAGCTCTGAGCTTCTAAGCGAAGATGCAAAAGTTGAAATCTCCACTCAATGGACCAATGCCGTAGATCAGTTTAAAACTGTTGTACGTGAAGAAGAGTCTATGAAAGTGAGAGCTGAAATTGCTGAGCAGTGGGCAACCGAACGCGATACTTTGATTGAGAATGTTGAAACATTCGTTGCAAAAAGACTTGATATTGAATTGGTAGAGTTAAAAGCTGACATTGAACGCTTCCGTGATCTTGAGGCAGAATATGCTTCTAAAATTGTAGAAGAAAAACATTCAATGGCTGCAACTTTACAAGAAGAACTTGAACAACTTGTTGACAAAATGGATGCTTTTTTTGAGCTACGTTTGGCAGAAGAGTTTGAAGAACTTCGCGAAGACTTGGAAGTGGTTAAACAAAATGAGTTTGGCCGTAAAATCTTCGAAGCTTTCGCAACAGAATTCAATAAGTCTCATGTTGACGAAGATTCAGTTCAATCTAAATTATCAGCAGCATTAGCACAATTTGAAGCAGCTCAGGCTACTATCACTGCACTTGAAGAATCTCAAGCTAAGATGGTACGTGAAGCAGCAATGGATAAAATTTTAAGTTCTCTAAGCGGTAAGAAGAAAGAACAAATGTCATTCATTTTGGCAAATGTTGAGACTGCTCGTTTGGAAGAAGCTTACAACCACTTTATTGGTCGTGTACTGAAAGAAGACGACAACAAAGAAGTTGATAACAAAACCACGTTGACAGAATCAGTTGTTGTAACAGGTGACGAGCAAACAGCTCCAGCCAAAACAGTACCAGTAGTTGACAAGTTTGCTTCGTTGAAGAAACTTGCCGGCATGAACAGTTAATTAAGTCCCCTAAAGGAGAAATTCAATGGACCTATTTGAAAATTGGACAGAAACCAAAGACACACTTCTTGAAGGTCTTAGTGACAACAAGAAAAAGATTCTTGCACCTGTTCTAGATAACCAAATGCAGTATTTGAGAGAAACTGCAGAAGCTGGTTCTACTTCAGCATCAGCAATTGGTAACTTCCAAAAGATCGTTATCCCAATGATTCGTCGTATCATTCCTGGTACTATCGCTTCTGAATTAGTTGGTGTACAACCAATGACTGGCCCAGTTGGTCTAGTTTACTCTATGCGTTACGTTTACGCTGAATCAGTTGCTGGTACTCCACCTGCTGGTCAGTTGGATCAAAGCTTCAGCTTAACTGCTGGTGATGAAGTATTCGGTAACAACAGCAAAACAAAACGTTTCTACTCGTCTTCTGACGCAGCTGCTCCAGCTGGTGGTCCAGTAGCTGGTACCTCAACTGGTATCGCTTCAACTACTAGTGGTTACGAATCTTTCGGTGGTCGTGCAATGACACTTGAAGTTTTGAAACAAACTGTTACTGCTGGTTCTCGTAAGTTGCAAGCTCGCTGGACTCCAGAAGCTATGCAAGATCTTAAAGCTTCTCATGGTTTGGATATCGAAGCTGAAATTACTGCTGGTTTGTCTTCAGCTGTTGTTTCAGAAATCGACAACGAAATCATCAATGACTTGATTGCTCTTGCTGGTACTACTGAATCTTTCGACATGGCTGGTACTTTTACTGGTGTACCTAACTACATCGGTGATCGTCATGCAGTTCTTGGCGTATTGATCAACAAAGTTGCTAACACTATCGCACAGAAAACTCGTATCGGTGGTGCTAACTGGATCGTTGTATCTCCACTAGTTGTATCTGTTCTTCAATCTGCTGCTAAGTCTGTGTTCGCACCTGCTGTAGCTGGTAGCTTCGAAGGTCCAAAAGGTACAAAATTGGTTGGTACTCTAAACGGCCAGATCAAAGTATACAGCTACATCTACCACGACCAAGGTTCTGAACCTTTGTTGCTAGGTTTCAAAGGTGGTAACGGTGAAATGGATGCAGGTTACTTCTACTGCCCATACGTTCCTCTAATGAGTTCTGGTGTTGTTGTTGACCCACACACTTTCAACCCACACGTTTCATTGATGACTCGTTACGGTAAAGCTACCTTTACCTCTTCAGCTACCTCACTTGGGAACAGTGCAGACTACTATG